AGAAGCCACTTACCATCATATTCGCGCTTCGCAACCTGTAGATTATCCGCTTTAGTGCGCTTATTGAGAACCTGGGAAAACATATATCCAGCAGGACCTTTTAGATTAGACATAATTTACTCCTCGTTTTCATCTTCAAATAGTTTATCAATATCACTTAGGGCTGGGAACCCTGTTTCGTACTTTTTTCTAAATTCTTGTACATCTTCATACATCGGATGATGAATGTTAGCGGATCGATAAAGAACCGCTTTCAATATCTCATTACTAATTACTACATTTTTTACAAACTCCTTCGAATCAACCGGAAACCCAAAATCTGAATAATCTCGCATCGTTTGAGAAAATCTAGTATTTACCATATTATTGATTAGCTTTATCCGATATTCCGCTATAGCCGATCTAGCCTCTTCCTCAGTTTGAGGTAATGAACGCTTTTTCTTTTTAGGGAATTCTATAATTTCTCCTGTCATACGACCCCCACAATAATTGTATCTTTATTAATTCGCCCGGTACCTTCGGACGCTTTAGTTTTGAATGTATCCATCAACTTCCTCTGTGAAGTCCGAATCTTTGAGGGTATTGAGTCTATAAGCTTCGTATTTCGCGCCTGGGCTGTCGCTGGTCTTTACATATTCTGTCAAGCGATTTTTGCAAGAACCTTCAAAGTATTTTTATTTCCACCGCTACGATTCATGGTGAAAAGACCCGAAGAGAGTGCAGACAGCGCACCTACGCCACCACAATCGGTTCCCCAATCACTACCAGGACGAGAACGTTTTAGCAGGCTAAGAATGCTATAGTATTCCATGTCCGCACGAACAAGGTCGTCTTTGTTGTCACGTCGAATGGTCTTGTAAATGGTGAGAATATCGCCAGCGCCACGAACGGCAAAAGTCCAACCTAGTTCCTTACAACGAGCAGCAATCTTAGTGGCTTCTTCGACGGATTTTGTCATGATAATTCCCTTTCGCCTTTTCACAACTCACTATAGACACATTAACATATGGAAGTTTTTTGTCAAGCGATTTTTGCAGAACCTATATTGTATTTTGGGACCAGCTCCCATTCATTCTTTTCCTTGAATGGAATGATTTTGATTTGATTCATATTTGATTTAGGTGTTTCTGTTAGGGAACTATCTACAATCGTTAGAAGGTCCCACTGTTCTAATAGATTTGCGATTGTATTGCGTCTGGCGATATCTTGCTTATTCTCATAAAAATCTGAAGGTTTACCATCGAGAGCAAAAAGTTCTTTGAAGTGAACAATCGCATATTGCCCCTTCTTATGAAGAATATGACAGGACTGATAAAGTTTCTTATCTTTCTTTGAAGCTACACCAATTCGGGTTAGTGTTTCACGAATCTTCCGAAAATCGTCTGGATTCTTTAGATGTACCCAAACCATTTTTTTCATAATTTCATTTTCATCAATCATTTTTGAATATCCTTTTTCTTTTTATTGAGACCGCCTTTGACCATTCGAGTCTCGATTTCTACAATATCTTCATCTGAAAAAAGATCGACCACTTCTCTAGCTTTCTCCATAGTATAGTCATAATATTCGGAGATAAGTTGAAGTTTATAATCTTCCTTTGGCTTATGCCATTTGGAAAACCTCTTTCTTTTCCTGATAATATTTAGATAAAAATCGTTTTGCATTATTGAAGGAAGCCAATGAAGTCTATTCATTTCATTGGCAAACATGATTGTATCAGGAAAGTAAGAAAGACCTTTGTTGACAATATATGCGTTATACTCCTTTTCTGCTAATTCAGGATTATCTGAATTACGTATAAGGTCTTGCTTACCATCATTTATCTCTTTTAGATAATCGAATGGTGTCATTTGAAATTCACACTTCCCATGATTTCAACAAGACAAGCAATGTTATTGATTTCACTATTCGCGACAAAAGCAGCTTTATATTGATATTCACCTAGAATGACAACTACCTGAGCTACGTCACCTGGAGATAACTTTGCCACTGCATGGTCATATAACTTACGATATAGTGTTTCGCTGTCAACATCACTATTTTCGCCAATCCATTTTCTAACTTCACTGAAATTCTTTTCAGAAAGATAGGTCACCAACGTCTTGAACGAATCGTCGGTAAGGTCAGAAAGGATTCCTACATCAATGGTACCAGAGACACTATATCGCTGGAGTTCATTGATTGTCTTTCGCCAATCTGGATGATATTTCTTGATAAGTTCAAGGAGAACCTGCTTATCATATTCGATACCTTCATTCTTTAGAATTTCCGTCGACCGCTTGAAGAATTGTTTAGCAATCGCGGGAAGTTCTTTTTTACTAATACGAAAGTCAATATTAGCGGTTCTTGATTGAAGTGCAGGAATAATCCTATTCTTTAGATTTCCTGTAAGAATAAATCCACAAGCGGACGAATATTCTTCCATGAAATTTCTGAGAGCTGGCTGTGTGGAGTTAGGATTGAGATAATCAGCTTCATCCAGAAGAACATACTTTTGTCCTCCAGTCATAGACATTGCACTAGCAAATCTCTGAATCTCAGTCCGAAGAGTATCAATGTTACCATACATGGATGCATTAATCATAATATAATCAACACCCAACTCTTCTAACATCGCTCGCGCAACCGTAGTCTTTCCCATACCTGGTCCTCCTGTCAGGAGTAGATTGGGAATATACCCCGAATCTACATAACCCTGAAAGGAATCCTTTAGTCTTTGAGGAAGAATACAATCACTGATTCTCTGTGGTCTGTATTTCTCACACCACAACTTTTCATTATCTACTGTAATCATTTTTCTCACTTACTCGCTTCGGTTGCAATAAAGTAATTCACACTACTATCTTCGGATACAAAAGAACCATATCGATCACCAATTGTAACTTTATAATTTAGCATCATCAATCGCATATTGTCAACACTAAAAACACTTTCGGTTTCTGGTCCGCCGTACTCCTCACTCACAATCTCATTATAGACATTGCCGAGAGTATTCTTTACATCCGAAGCTTGAAGCGAAATCTTCCCATCGCCAGCCTTGACCACCACATTAGGTAGAGAAAGTGTCCTTGCAGCATTCATTACCTTCTTCAACGCTTCCCGAAGAAGAACAAAACTTACATTACTGTCAGGAACGGGAAGGTCCTTCGCTGGAGGTGTTACAATCAACTCCTTAGCAGCATATTGATACTGAAGACTTGAGGAAGCACTAGAGATAGTTAGTGAACGATCACCTAGATTGACTTCTGGATTTTCAATAAGAGAGAGTGCGCCCAAAAATTCTTTTAGGTCATAAATTCCGAAACCATTATCAAATTCTTCTTCGACTGTAGCTGAAGCTAGAATGGTCTTAGACGGGCTGACGGTTCTAAGAATATTTCCGGGTTCAATAAAAAGTGACATATTGATATCGGAATAGTTCTTTAGAATTTCGACCGTACGGTTACTTAGTTTCATAGTATTTCAATCTCCTCAAAGGTTTATAATAATGTTAGATTATATAATGAGATAACAGCTTTGTCAACTGTTATCTTACTTTGATTTTTGATGGGTCTGCGGTTGGATTAGCTCCTACTTGTGCAAGATGTGCAAGTGAACCAGAGAAATTGTATGCGCCGAGATGACTCATTCGCATCCATGGGCATAGCCAAATCTTGAAGCCAATTTTTCTCGCATATTGAGAAAACATATAGTCTTCTGAAAGGTATCGGCGAGTCCCAGGATCAATTACGGTATCGAAGAATGCTGTAATTTCTCTTGAACCATCAAAATTTTTACTTCTCACATGATCAGGTCTAAATTGCAGTTCTGGATATTCTTTAATGAACTTTTCTAGAACACGGCGTTGAATCATCATGAAACCCGTGCCGCCTTCAAGAATTTCTGCTGGTTTGTCGATCCTGACTCCTTCTGAACTATTTGAAGTTTCTGGAGAGAAGTTGAAAACGTAGTCGCCCACAAAGTTTTCAAGCGCATTAGGGTCCTGGTCGGCAAACCCTTTATCTACAGCATCTTTGACCTTTTCCCATGCGATAGTCTTTTTAGGATATGGTCCACAAAGAATATCTTTATCTGAGTTTGGATCGGCAAGAGCTGCTAGTGCCAATACATCATTTGGATCAAATCCAATATCGGCATCAATAAACATTAAGTGTGTACATCCAGACCTAAGAAATTCGTCGGCTAGATAGTTTCTTGCACGAGTGATCAACGATTCATTGAAAAGATAGTAGAAGCTAACTTCCACTCCATATTTGCTTGCAAGCATACCTAGATCGATACTAGACTTTGCATATTGCCCAGTACACATCGCGCCATACATTGGAGTAGCGACAAAGATTTTTCTTTTTCTTAGTTCTTCAACAGTAATTTCTGTATTCATTATTTCTCCTCATTAAATAAAGGTCTGTGTCTCCTAATCAACTCTTTCTCATATTTTTCTAAATTCAAAAGACTTGAATGATCTTCCGTAAAAATCATATGCATGTTAGAAAGGTTG